TTTTGCAACAAACTCTAATTCTGGACATACTACTAACCTTTTAGCAGAAGCAACAATTGGTAATCCTGCTTCGTCTTTTTGTAGTCTCATTAATGTCATAGCTTCTTTTAAAGATTGGTCGCTTAATTCTGCTTGAATTAAGTTAGAAACTACTCCTGTAGCATTTATTAATGGGTGGTTTGCAGAGAATAAAGATACTCCGTCATAACCTACATTAGTAAATCCATTTTTGATTACATTAGATGTATGTGTTTCCTCAGTTCCTCTTAAACCTCTTCCTAAAGCTTTAGCAGAACCACCTTTTCCTATACCTTCCATAACATTGTAAAGGTCATCTTGTACTAATTCCCATGTAAGTTGATAAGCTTTATCGTATCTTTTTGCTTCAAATAAAGCTGTCTCTCCTTCGTCGAATTTGTCATGATTGAACTTTTGACCTTCTGTGTTTTCTTGCCATAAACCAAAAGCTCCTAAGTGTGGATAGCTTTGTTGTTTAGCTCTCATTTTATCTGTTTTAAATATCTTTTTGTAAGTTGCTGGTACTTCGTTGTAAGAATCAAAGAATATTTTTTTATGTATTGGTGTTAATAAGCTAGCAAAATTCTCTCTTGTTAGCATTTGTGCTGTTGTTGGCATATTAGCCACCTCCTATATTTATTTTTTAGGTAAATATAGGAATGAAAACTTATTTTACTTTTCTCTTATTGTATTCGTCATAATCATTAATCGAATTAGAGTTTTTAGCTGCTAAATAATCTTTAATATCAATTCCTGCCATTTGCGCTGCAGCTATTTCTAATGCTGTTGCCTTTGGTGTACTGTCAGTATTTTTTACTGCATTACCTGCATTTGAATTAATATTTTGTAGAATTTCTTTTCTAGTTTGATTATTTTGTAGCTTTACCTCTACTTTCTTTTCTATCTCCTTATTAGTATTTTGAACCCTATTGTGATTTACTGCATAATAAGCTTGTTCTACGCTTAAGCCTTTGTCGACTAAAGGTCTTATTTCGTCCTCATGCTCTAATATGTCAGAAAATTCACTATCTTTAGACTTCTCTGATAGTTCTAGCTTAAACTTCATATCTGCAAGTTCTTTCTTTAATTGCTCTGAGCCTTTGTCCTTTTTATCTATTGCTGCACTTATTGACTTTGCAATTTCAGGGTCTACGCCACCTTCTATCAATTCGTCTACTGTATTCTTTTCTGGTGCTGTGTTAGTTTTTTGAGTTAATTGAGCTAATTGTTCTTTAAGTTCTCTATTTTCTTTTTCAGCAGCTTTTCTCAATTTTCTCTCATAGTTTACGCCTTTTTGAAGATTAACTTTTTTATCATCTTCTGGCTCTTGTGGATTTTGATTATCTTCTGGTTGATTATCTTGGATTGTATCATCTACTACATCATTATTTGCAGCATCGTTATCTCCAGTATCAACTGTTGGTAATGCAATTCCATTTTCTGTGTTTACAGGTATTGTACCTAAATCAATTCCGTCTAATTCCATGTTAGCTCCTTTCCATTTTTTAGCCAGTGTTATGTCACTCTAGTGATTTTTAGCCAGGTTTTCTCCTCTAATTTATTTAAAATAAAATATTAATATCAATTTAATGTACTTTCATATGATTTGTTAGCCCAGATTTGTTTTTAAATATCCTTTTACATACTGGACATATAAATTCATTACTTATCGTCTCAGACTCCTCAGAATTTATTCTAGGCTCTTCTGTGACTTCTTTTGTAGATGTATTTGTAATATTGTCTATTTTTGATAATTCTTTTTGCATTATTCCTTTAATAACATAAGTTTGACCTTGTTGCTTTAAAAGTAATAATGTTTCTCTATTGCAACATGGACAGTTTGTTTTGCTTAAATGTCTTACTGTTCCACCATATAAAGTTTCGCCAACTCTTTGTAGTTTTGTTATATCATTTATTTTAAATTCATAACCACATTTGCAAACTTGTCCATTTTCTAATTCATATCCGTGATAATTCATCTTGATACTCCTTTCTGAAACGGGTCATTTTCGACCCCTTTTTAAATCTCTCTTAAATAACTAGTCTGTACATTACCATTTGCATTTAAGCCTTCAACTCCTGCATTCATGGTCTGCTGTTGTAGTGCTTGCTCTTGCTGTGCTTTTTCTAATGTTTCTTGGTCAAATACTCCAATTTGTTGTTGTTCTTGCAAAGTTTCTGGTATTTCTGGAATATTCAAACCGACTTGTTTAATTAAATAGTTTCTATATTCAGGTGTACTTATTGCTTTATCTACATAAGCTTGTCTTACTAAACTATATCTGTAAGCTCTATTGTTTGGTAGTCCTGCACCAACTGATACAGATAAATCAAACATAACTTTTCTTGTTTCATTATATACTTGCATATATTCATAATCTTCTGGTTTAGCATCTTTATGAGCTTCTCTATATGCATTTCTATATTCTGTATCCGCTTCTGTAAGCACAGGAATTCTATTTAAATTTTCTGGATTAAATGATGTAAACTTATCTTGTCCATCTTCTCCCGTTATTCGGAATATCATTGTTGTGTTCCAGTTAAGTAGTGCTAATTCTATTGCATATTCAAATACTTCCGATAATGTTTCTTGTAACAATCCTTTTTTATGTTCTATCATGCTATTACCTGAATTTTGCAATGCTAAACTCTCTGTAGCTGTTCCAACACCTGCTTGTTGTTTACCAATCATTTGGTCACTAAATCTTGTTACAATTGTTTTATCATTGTTTATTGTATCTGCTCTTTTTTCTATTAAATATTGTGGTATATTAGGTGGTTGTAGCCACTTCATACCATTTATATTATTTGCTACTATTGTCTGTCCTGGCGTGTTCGTTACTTTTTCTGCATCTATACCAGAACTTGTCTCTATTATCGGTATTGGATTGCCAGTTAATCTTGCATTTCTTAATATACTATCGTCAAGCTCGTCTATCTGGTCTGATATAGGAAGCACTAATTCTGCACTTGCTTTTGCCCATACTGTGTTTTCTCTATACATATCTGGAGTTAAAAAGTATGGATATTTGCTATTAGGGAATAGTTCAAATTCTTCTGCCTTTAACTCGCTAGCCTCTTTATTCTTTCCTTGCTCTAATAGTTTTGTTTGTTTATCTATTAGTTCAGACTCTTTCTTTTCTTGTACTTTTTTAAGTTCTTTCTTAGTATCTTTTAGAATAACTCCATCTGCTGACATTTCTACTAGTCTTAGTTTAAGTATTCCATTTTCTTTATATCTAGTCCATACAAGTAAATGCACATATTGCTCTTCTTCGCTATTTTGAATCAAATTTTCAATTGGGTCATAGTTAGCTATTATGCAATCTGCAAGTTCTTCTTCATATTCCATTTTTGCATTATAAATTGACTTTGCTTTTGCTTCTATTATGTATTGTGCTTCTTGAATATCGTACACATCTGTTATTGCTGTATCTATAAATAATTTAGATGGGTGTATTGGTTCAATTATTGGAAGTCCTTTTCCTTCTAACTTATCAAAATCCCATAATACTCTAAATATACCAGTACCAGTCATCTCTCTACGTCTTTCGTGTACTTCTATCTTACGGTACATTTTGTTTTTATCTTTTATAAAGTCTGCAATTGTTCTTACTTGTTCACAAAATGGTTTATCTCCTGGTTCTCTCGGGTCTACTTGTATTGCTAGTGATTGGTCACATAGTAATGCTGTTTTTCCTTCTATATTCGCGTTTGTAATGTTTGTGTTTGGTGCTGGGTCATCTTCGTCGCTATAATCGAAGTCGCCTTCCCAATACTTAGCAATGTCGTCCCATTTCTTCATTAAACCAAGTCTTTGTTTATCTTCATAAGCTCTTCTGTACCATATAAGAAATTGTTCCGCTTCTTCAATCTCTTTTTCAGACATTAAAGCAGCTCTTTTAGCTCTCTTTTGCTTAACAATTTCGTCATATTCGTTTGCTTGCTCTATTCTATCTTCCATACACTACTCCTCTCTTTTGTTAGGTTGTAATGGTATTCCGCCTTTTGGTCTTACTGGTTCATACAATCCATCTTTATTCTTATATTTGTCATAAGCTCGTCCATTTAAAACGTTACTAAAATCTGTAGGTGCTATTCTTGCTCTTATTCTTGCTTTAGGCTCTTTGTTAGAATGTTCTATATTTTCTACATTTACTTGATTTGTTTGTTTAAGCAACTCTTTTAGTGTATTATCTAACAAAAATATTGCTACCATATTTAAAGTAAATAAAAGAATCAATGCTGTTATTACTAGTAATTCCATTATCTTCTCCTCCTTGAAATTGGTTTATTTACATGTACATTAATAGGTGTATTTATATCTTTATATCCTAAATCCTCTAACTCAGTCTCAGTATAAGTTCCTTTCGGCAATATAATTCTTTTACTCATTGGTGTTTGCCACATTGTACAGAAATATCTTAATGCATCTGGCATATGCGTTAATTCGTGTGGTTCAACCGCTACGTCATTAGGATTTTTCTCATCATGTTGTACTGCAGGTAATGTTCTTATTAAGTTTGTACAATTACTAAATATCTTTAGCTTAGAAGTTGGTATTCCTTGTTCATCATTAAATACTCTTAACCACTCATGTACTGCAAGCCAACCTGTTATTCTATTATTATCTGCTTTAGTTAAATATTGACCATTTTGTGCAAATATATCTGCTGTACTCTTTCCTGTATCTTTATTTCTGTTCCACAAGTCTGGTGGAGCATAATCTGTTGTTATCTTCTCATCTGTCATAGCATTTATTTTCTCTGCTGCTGCAGATACAATTAAGTTTGGTTCGTAGAATTCTTTATAAGCATAAGCATTTAAGTGGTAGTCCATTGCTATCCATAGAGTTGCACACATATCTAGTCCATAATCTCTAGTTCTAAATATTCTCCAGTCCTTTGGTATTACAAATGGTTCACACACATGTATATCACGTCTAAATTCACTAAAGAATTGACCATCAAATATATCCCAGTCTCCATACAAAAGTGCTTTTCTTTCTTTTTCTGGTAACAATTCAAGTCTGTTAATATAATCTGGGTCACTATCCATAATGAATATATTGTCTTGTACTAGAGAAGGTATAAATATTACTGTACTCTTTTTGCCATTTTCTAATGTAATTTCGTGTACTTTGTTTGGCTCTCCTGAATTGATAAATCTTTGTTTTACCCATTCATGTCCTACTCCTCCTGGGTTAGTAGAACTCTTTATTCTTTTTGGATATGGATTAGTACCACGACATCTTGAAATCATATATGTATACATAAATTCAGTAAAATGTGTTAATTCATCAAATCGAATTACATCATATTCTGCTGATTGATATTGGTAAACATCTTTTTCTATTGCTATGTATGAAAAATCTATTATACTTCCATTTCTAAATGTCCATGTATGTTTTGAGCTATTATATGTTGCTACGTCTCTTGGATAAAATTCTAAGCTAGTTCTTATTATTGATTTTTCTAATTCTGGAAATGTTGTACGGAATATTATTTGTTTTGACTTAGGATAAGTTAATGCATATAACAATCCATCTACTAGTTGTCCATAACTTTTGCCGTCCGACCTGCTGCACCACCAAATAATGTTTCAAAAGCTTCTGAGTTAATAAATTGTTCTTGCTTTTCTGTAATGTCTATATCCATTTAACTCCTCTTTTCATAATTATATTATGTCAATTAAATGGGTATTTCTCCCGTGGAGAATTGTCATTTTATCGCCTGTAAGTATTGATATTGCTATTCTTAACATAATATGTTTTAATTTTTCTTTTTTACGTTGATATTTACCTCGAAAGGCTTGTCCTGAGTGAGGTTTACGTTTTCTTTAAACATTCCAAGATGTTTTCCTAGTAGTTCTAATGCTTTTACCTTGTCACATGAATCTACTTGTAATCCAAATTTTCCTTGCTTTATTCCTGCTAATGCTTTTTTTTGTTCTTCTGTAAGATTGTCTGTTGGAGTAAATTCTATACTTATATATTCTTCCTCTTTATAATCAACTATGTCTTCTCCATCAAATACTGGTACGTTATGTTTCATCTTTTTTAATTTTGCGTAGTCACTTGCTTTAGAAAACGCTATTGCTGATAATTCTTTTATTACCATATCTTGCGTAACTTCTGTCCTTTTTTCTATTTCTTTTTGTTTTTCTGCGATGTACTTTTGAATGTTGGTATTTGTTAGCAATTTGCTTCCATTTGTTCTTGCTGTTAAATCGGATTTACATTTTTTATAAGCTACTTTATAAGCCCTAGTTGCATTAAAGTCTATTAAGTATTCATCACAAAATCTTTTCTGTGCATTAGTCATTTACAAGCTCCTTTTCTACTTCTTTTATGTATCGTTCTACTATTTCATTTATAAAGTCATTACTACATGCTACTATGTCACATAATATCTCTTCTGTTATTTCTATTACGTTATATAATCCATAGCTCCACATATAACAATGTGCTAATTCATGTTTTAATGTTCTTATCTTCTGAGAAGTACACATATTCTTATTTATATAAATAGTATGTGTTGGATATTTAGTTACACCAAAGGTAAAATATACTTTTCCTTCGTTTTCTTCTTTATACATTTCATCTAGTTTTTCTTTTTCTAGCTCTTCTATGTTCCATTCTGTATTATTTATTACAAATTTCATAATTTACTCCTCAATATCTATAGCTTTATTTTCAAACTTTTTATATGCATCAAAGTATATTTTCTTTTTGTCACCGTCCATAGTACATTCATAATACATTCCGTCTTTTAAAGATGTACTTAACAATGCTTTACTATTTTGTAATGTCTTGCAGCTCCACACTACATATACATTAAAATTTGGTATTTCATCTGTTTTATCTAAATGCTCTATAGCATATTCTTTTACTAAATCTTTGCATGTTGATAAAAATTTTTCATTACTCATATTTATAGCTCCTTTATAAATTTTCCATAATCTGCTGCTACTTGGTGTTCTATTCTGCAACCTCTTGCATTCTCCCACCCTGGCATAAATATTACAGCATCTACTTTTCCTATTGCTTCTATTGATTTTGCTAGATAATAAATACTTTCGTCACAATTCTTTGGTGCTTCCTCTGTAAATATTGTATCTATTACATAGTGTCCTTGTCTTTGTAACTCCTCTACTAATTCTCGTCTTTCCCAGCTTACACGTTCTGGACTTTTATTTCTCATAGGTTGACTTATCATTATTCTCATAGTATTTTTTTCTCCTCTCTATTTTTTTATATAAACACTATGTAAGATATAATTTGTTCTATCCTACATACTATTTATAGTTATTTTTGCTAGTTAGTGTAGATAAGGATTTGCACCTTATATGAATAACTTTTGAGCTTTACTTAAACTTATCTGCTGAGATATCTCCGCCACTACTTCATAATCTATTTAAGGTCAATTATGTTCGTGCGTTATTCTGCACCTGCACAGTGTCTACTATTAACATTCAGCGATAATGGGTCTTTCCACCGTACTCTACCGCCGTTTAGTTTTACCATATTACGCACTAAACGTAATATGTCTATTCCACCACTACACTAATGATAGCTACAAAAATAAAATGAAACCATGAAAGCCCTCTCTATCTTTCAGTTATGGGGCTTGGTTGCGATGGTTAGAATTGAACTAACTTACTCTAGTTTATGAGACTAGCGAGATACCGTTTCTCTACAATCGCAATATATAGACTTAACTAGCATTGTCTATGATAAATTTTATTTAAAAGGAAATTTACTTATAAAATATTAGAAAAATATTATTTTTCTTAGTTTATACGAGCGAAAGAAGGATTATATTAATTAGCTAGTATCGTTAATATTTTATTTAAAGAGTAGTAGACGCTTACTACTCTTACACCACCGTAACCTTGGGATTTTGACTTTTCCAGTCTGGTCACGAATACTTGGGGTTATTTCTTCTTTTCAGGAGAAAAAATGATAAATTACTAAGACAGTATGTAAGTTTTCATTACCTACATTACTACCATATTAATTGTATCAAAAAAAAAGGGCTATTTTTCCCTATTTTTTCTGGCATTTTAAAATATTATATTGACAGTAGATAGATACTGTGGTATACTTCTAATAAAGGAGTGATATTATGCCATTGACAGCATCTGAAAAAAGAAAAAATAGATTAAAAACTCATAAACAATATAATACATATATCCCGTTGGATATATCAAAACCTTTTGATGAAAAACTTATTAAAAATGAGATTAAATTCACAGATTGGCTTAGAGAAAATATGGAAAAATATTTAAAAAATGATTAAATATTATTGACAGTAGATAGATACTGTGGTACAATTCAATAAAAGGAGGAGATTTTTATGAACAAATATAAATATCCGCAAAAATTTAAAGGTTGTAAAGTTTTAGTAAAAATAGATTGTGGAGATGAAAGTGTTAATTATGAGGATAGCTTTAATATAGCAACGAATTTTAAATCATTTTCAGATGATGTTAATAGACCTGAATATACTTCTATTGATTTGTTAGAAGATAATTTAACATTATATAAATGTGATATTCTAAAAACAAACCAACCAAGCATAATTCTTGAAAAAAGAAAAAGATGGGCTAAAAAGGATTTTGATTATAGAGACTTTTATACCAAAGATGAAATAATTAACTTATTAAAAAATGATTATTTAGTTGCTGTTCAAGGATTACAAGAAATAGAATTAGAGGATATTGATAAATTAGATTAAATAAAAAAACAAGCTATTCATGGCTTGTTTTTTTAAATTATTCCAAATTCTTGTGCTAAATAATATATAGATTTATTGTATATATTGTAGTAAGTATTCTTATTAATGTGTTTCATCTGTTCACAATATGTAAAATCGCAGTTTTCTTTAAATATTAGTTCAAATACTTCTTTTTCAAAACTATTTAGCCTGTTTATTACATTTTCTACATAGTTAATTCTTTCTTGACAATATAGTAATGTTCTTGTACTGCAACTGGATTGTTTTATTAATCTATCTAGTTTGCTTTTATTAGTCCAATATTGCCTTAGTTCTCTTTCCATTTGTTTTTTTATTTCTTTTGAAACTTTTTGCATTCTTTTCTTCTCCTTTTGCGAAAAAAATTAAACTTAAAAGTCCGTCTTTTTCTGTTAATATAGCCTTGTTTTCCTCACTAAAGTAGTCCTCTGTTGACATGTCTTTTTTATATATACTCCATTTTGATATATTTCCTTGATTATTTAATTCTCTGCAAATGTGAAAATTATCTCGATTAACTGGTTTTATAATATTGTGAAATAATTCATATGGTATTGCACCAGTTCTTCTGTATGTTTCTATTCCTTCTTCAAAATCTAATCTCTTTTCTATTTCTTGCATTATGTACTCTTTAATAATATTCACTATAGCTAATAGCTGTACAAAAAGTATAAGAAATATATCATATGGACTTGGCATTAATGTAAGAATAAGTATAGTTATTGTTGCTATAACTATATAAATTCCTAAAAACATATTTTCTAATGTTTGTATGATATTATATCTATTTTTAGATAATAGAAAATCTAGTTCCATGTTATTGCTCCTTCCATTTTATTTTATTTTTACTATTTACTATCTCTGTGAAAGTTATTCCATACTCTTTTAATTCATTTACACAGTCATCTATACTTAAATAGCCTTCTTTGAAACAGTCTATATTGTTCCATATTCTTGACATAACTTCGGTTAATCTTTTCTTTCCAAATCCACATACATAATGTAAAGTATATGCCACTGTAATACCATATAAGTCTAAATAATCATTTATCAATTGTTTTGATTTTTGTTCACTTTCTATTATTATCCCATTGTGTACGTCATCAATCCATTTCATTAACTGTTTTTCATCTTTTTGTATAAGTATTTTACTTAGTTGTTTTCTTTGTCTATGTGTTAATTCCATCTTTATACCCCATTTCTGATATTAAATAATTCTGATATTAAATAATCATATAATTTTTCTGGTGTAGTTAAATCTATTTCTACTCCATTTACTTCTAAATCTCCTATAGAATAGGTTCTTCCATAATCTTGTTCATATATCCACCAACTTATTACTTCTCCTTTGTCATTAAACATATTTTCTAACAACTTCACTACTACTGTTTCATGTCCTATACATATATTACCTGCATTCATAAAGTCTCTTTCTCTATTTTCTATATTGTCTTTAAATAAATCATCTATTTTGTTCTGTAAATCGTTATAATTTCTCAATCTGTTAATAATATCAACAAATTCTTGTTTCGTTATCATATTAAACTCCTTCATTATTAAATATTTCTTTTCTTACATTTGTTATTTTAAAATTTTCTTCTGGTATTTTGCTAAATGCTTCTAAATTGTAAATGTTATGTTCATAATTGTAGCAAGAATACTCTCTGCAAATTAAAGGTCTATTTTCGTATATATCACACTAATTTTTATAATTTAGAAAAGGACAAATATTATACCAATCTTTTATTGCTAATTTTTTCATAGTCTTTATTTCTTCTTTTTGAAGCGGTAAATAGTTAGAACAACATTTGCCACACTTAGAACATTCAAATTTCATTTTATCAATCCTCTCCAGTAACTAATCGTTTCTTTTCTCTTAACATGAAATTATTGTGCAGCAACTTAATCTTTTAACAAATTCTTGCTTTGTAAACTTCATATTCTCATTAAAATTTTCTATGTTTATAAATCCATATGGATTAAAGATTCTTATGTTTTCTTTTTCTTCTAATTCTTTGCACCATTCTTTGTATGTCTTTATATTTATTGTATCTTTTTGTATTTTGTGTTTTGATAATCTATCATTTTCTTTAACTAAATTTATTATTTGTTGCAATGGTATGTTTTCTATCTCTCTATGTATTCTTTCTGCCTTATATTTTATTTTTAAGTCTTTTACTATCTGGTAAGCTTTTTCTTTTTCTACTTTTACAACTTTAAATCTATATTTTCTTGCATCATTTCCAATAAATTTAAACAATAAGGTATTTGCACCTTTTTCTGTTGTTTCACATATTTTAGGAAATTGATATTCTTTCTTTAAATTGTTATAAACCATATATCTATATTCTTTATTTATTTTATCGTTTATCATTATAACCCCTTCTAACCTTTCTAAAATAATCTTATTTTCATAGCTTATTCCTCCTCAAAGTAATCTAATATTTCATTTGCTAATTCTTTTGCTTTATCTTCTTGTATTACTATTTGCAATCCATTATAAGTACTCTTTTGCGTTTTTAAAGTATTCTCCATTTATTATCATTGTTCCACCAACTTTCTTAAAATAGTTCTATTTTTATACTTTTTTAATAAACTTGTACTACTTTTTTATATTAAGTTTGTTATTTTTGTATCTATTTTATAGCAATTTGCATTATATTGTTCGTGTGTTAATATTGATTTTATTTGTTCTTGCTTAATGTACAAAGTATTTCCATATCTATTAGAGTATTTAGTTATTACTCCATATCTTATATGTTTTGAATTATTTTCTCCATAATAATCTAAATAAAAATCTATAACTTCTTCTCCATTTACATAGTCTCCTACTTCTATTAAATCTATTATGTTTTCTGAGAAGTTCTCTACCGCAGCACTATCACACCAATCGTCATCATATATTCCAAAATAAATAGCTTTTTTATTTACTTGATTTTCTCTAATTTCAATTACTCTTACTATTTCTCCTACGTTAAGCCTTGCATAATCATCTTTTTTGATATTGTCTTGAACATAAAGTGCATAACCAACATTGCTATCATATTTTTCCAAATATTCTTTCTTACTTATGCATCTTTCTTTTATTTCTTCCACTGCTATTCCTCCTTCATCTTTTGATATGCTTCTTTTAAATCTACTTGTCCTATAAAATCACAATCTTCTTTCGTTGCTGTATATTCTGCATATATTGCACATTCATCTTTAAAATATAATCCTGTTTCAAATGGTACTAATACATAACCAATTTCATCTTCGTTATCTAATGCAAATCTAATTATTACATCTTGTTCCATATCATATTTTTGTAAGTGTTTTATTAATTCTTTAACTTTCATCTTCTCTACTCCTTTTCTGCTTTACTTTTAAAGTATTGTTTTGTACAATTAAGCATTTTCTCGTGTGTACAATCTTCTTCAATATCTGTTTCACAATCACATTTTATTGCACATACTGTATCGTCTACTATTGCACTACTTACTATATGTTCTGTCATTAAATCTATTATTTTATCTTTCTTTTTATTTTCTTCTTGCTGCTCTTTTAGCATAGATAATACTGTTTGTCCTTCTTTTGCTGTAAAAGCTCCATATTTTGTATTGGCAAATTCATTTAAGCTCTTTATCGCTTCTCTTTGTTCTTTTGTCATTGCTTGTCCTCCTCAACATAAATCAAATCACTAATCGGACAGTACCATATTCTCCCGTTTTCTTGTTGTATATGAATACTATCTATATTTTTTCCAGTAGGTTTATATTGCTTAACTACTATCCCTTTGTGATTATCTAATGTTTCTACATATTTTCCTAATATTGTTTTCACTCTCCCAGCCTCCTTCCACACATTGGGCAGTAGTTTATTTTTCTGATAAATAAAATCCAATTATCTTCTTCTACTCTCATTTTTAAATTTTCAGTACTTACTACTAGTTTTTTATCTTTGACATTTATTGATAAATCTATGTCAACATTGTTTTTTAATGTTTTACTAATTAAACTTTTATTGCGGTTATAATAGCCATCTTTTTCACAATACTTACACATTTCTATTCTTCTCCTTCATTTTCTGATAGCTGACTATCATATCTATGTTTTAATTCATGAATTTTTGAATTTATATAGTTCATGTCATCTATTCCGATTTTTAAAAATTCATTAAACAATTGTAGATAACTATAATCTGTAATATCAACGTTTTTCATGTTCTCTAAATAATATTCTTCGTTTTTAATTAAGCTTTCGAGAAATAAATTTTCAAAAATTTTATATCCTTTCTGTTTTTCTCGATTAATCTTGTTTAATTCACTAATACATTTCTCTTAGTTATTTATATCTTCAATAGGTGTTTTATATACTTGTGTACTTATTACTGCATAACCACAATTATTCATTCTTATTTACCTCCTT